AGGTCCTGTCCCGTTTGCTGCCTTATTTTTTACGGTATCTAATGCAATAGATACATTCCCAAGATCTGTCATTGTTCCAGAACCAGTAACATCTCCTGTTAGGGTTATTGTTGGATCTTTAGTCAGAACAAAGTCTAGATTTTTATTTGTAGTATCATAAGTTACTGATAATCCAGTTTCCGTATTATTAGAAACCATACCTCCAACAATATCCTTAACACCATCATCTGATCTTAATTGATTAGTTAAAGCAATAGTACCATTTGCATTAGGAAGGTTGATTGTTCTGTCCGCTGTTGGATCTACAATAGATAGTGTAGTTTCATGTGCGTCTTGTGATGCACCCTCAAACACAAAGGCGTTTTGAACATTAACCTGTGTTTGGTTAACCGTTACTGTTGATCCCTCTACATTAAGATTACCTTTAATTGTTACAGTATCAGTAGTAGCGTTACCTAAAGTTACGTTACCATCTACTGATAAGGCTCCTGCAACACTAACATCGTTACCAAAATCACCGTCTTGAGCAACAGTTAATGAGTCAGTAACATTAACATTTTGGAATTCTACATCATTTGATGTTCCTACCGCCTGACCAATAGCAACCTCACCATCAGTTACTGTAACACCAGTACCACCTGTAATAGCAGCCTGAGCCAAAGCGTCAGTATATTGCGTGATAGTGGTAGCAATCTCACCATCAGTAATTGTAATACCTGTACCATTTGTAAAGTGTGCTCTTACTTCTGCTGCACTTGGACCTGTATATGTAAATACACCTGTAGAACTGTCATAAGAAAAACTACCATCACCTCCTGCGTCAGATGCAGAAATCATTGCTCTTACCTCAGATTCATCTAGTTCATCTTGTAGGTTTAACCATGAAGATCCATCGTAAAACTGAAACTTACTTAAGGTTGTGTTGAAGATAACATGACCTGCCGCAGCAGTCATTGCGTCTCTCTGTGTCGTAGTCTTATTGTCTAATTTTACGTTTTGTATCTCATTGTCGCTGAGATTAATGTGATGTAAATATTCTATTGCCATAATGCTTTAATTTAAATATACTTTACCTTTTGTGAGGGTTCTGAATGTGATTTTTATAACGTTCAAATTTACGTATTCTACAGCACCATACACAATATTATCGTATTCATCAACGAGTGTGACTGATGGCTTCTTGTTTAAACTATGTGTTACATCCCATTGAGTGGTCGCTGTAGCAAATGTTTTTTCATATGTAGCAAAAGGATTATAAGTTGGAACATTCTCGATAGATGTCCATGTAACACTAATTCCTGTTGAGTAAATTTGTAGAGAAACATTAGTTAACTCATCTCCTGTATGTTCTCTAGGAACATCATTTCTAAGGATGCCTAATATATCTCTTAAAATATCTGTATTGTCATCGTCTGATAAACCTGCATCAAGTCTTTTTACTAAAAGATCAAAACTAGTTATAACAAACTCATAATTTTTTGAGTACTTATCATATAAGGATTTATTATATCCGTCATATGTTTCTACTAAATTTCTTAAAGTATTAAAATAAGATATCATCTCTAACTTTGTAGGAACCTTATGAACCTTTACAATATCTCTTCTTGAACTTTTTGATTTTACACTAAACCAACTAAATGAAGAATGCTGATGTGTTAGGGTCACCTCTAAATCAACAGTATACTTACTGTCGTAAACCTTTGAAGATGTGTCTACTAAAGAAAACTCTCTAGCATCACTAGTGTTTTCTGTAGTGGTTTGATTATTTATTGCAGAACCACTTTTATTGTTTTGACCAATAAAAAGTCTACTTATACTACTTAAATTATAATTAGTTACATCATAACTTGGAGTTGTATCTTTTACTTTAATAAGTGGAGTAAATTCATTTATATCTTGAAATGTTGTTAGTTCTATTTTCTTAAAATCATATGATATTGTTTTAGTGACAGTTACAGGATCGTCAGATCCTACGGTAAAAGAATATTCAACTCTATAAGAACCCTTGCTAACTCTTCCATCATTTGGAGATAAAGGCAAATTATAATCTTCAAAAATTGGTAAACTACCAGAATCCCCTGTAATATCAGCAACACCTTCTGCTTGATGGTTTCTAACTATTCCATCTGGTCTAGTAATTTTTAAATATATTTTTATTCCTGATTGCGCTGAAGAATAAGTAGAGTTGTCTGTAACCTTCAACTTTGGAGTTGAGGTTAAATCAAATTGTATTGAAAAATCTACAGATACATTACCAGTATCATTAGTGAATGTGCTCATATTTTAAGTAAAAAAAAAAGTCGACCTCAGTACTAATTTCCCTTGGTCGACTTCAAAACAAACCAACAACAAATTATTTAAGCAATTTTACGATTTCTTCGTAAACTAATTCCCCATTTTTGTTACTCAAAACAAAGTTGGTGAAGCCCTGTAAATAACTTGTTTTAGATGATCTTGGAACCTGCACTATTGTTTCTCCAGTTGAAACCCAAAGGAACGTGCTTGATGCCTTATCAAACCTAATTACTTTTTTATCAATTGCTTTTTTGCAATTTGCTTGAATAGATTTATTCTTATCCTTACTTAATGTGATAAATTGTTGAGGATCTTTTTCTGCCATGATCTCTAATTCATCTCTAAGAATAGAAATATCTCTTTTTTCGTCTTTATTTAAAGCAGCGATAAACTCTCTTACTTCAGCAGCAGAAAGTTCAGCAGCAACATTCATTGCATCTCGCCTCATAGTTCTTTGTTTTCTAGAATCAGAAGCCTCTTTCTTAGGTTCTACTAATTTAAACAAAGGAACAATACTTGAGTCTCTATCTGGATTTGAAGCATTATAGTTCGACAACATAAGATATTGATATATCTCTCTGTCACCTGTTTTTGAACCTCTTACCGCTAATAATCCTTTTTCTTTTTTTGTAAATTGAATAGTGTTAAATTGTGGTTTACCACCTACACCTAATGAAGCAATTGATGCTATATCAATATAATCATCAGATTCTTTATCATAGACCCTATCAATTTGAGGAATCATATGAATCGAAGGCATAATTACTTTTCCTGGATTTTGAGGATCTTTTTTTACACCTAAATATTGAAAAACCTTTACCTCATTTCTTTTTAATTGAGGAGGGGTTTTAATGTTGTTGTATTCTTTAGTCTTTATCATAATTGTTGGGTTTTAAAAAAAAGAGGGGAGGTTAGTCCCCTCTTAATTGATTAATATTAGAATCCTGTTACAAGTGCACAGTGTTCTTTTCCTAAAACTTCAAGACCCATAATAGCCTGGTAGTTTACGTCAAGAATTGCATCAGCACTTGTTGGAGTTGGAGCAAGTCCACCTGTCAAAGTTTCTCTGAAAGAGAAGTTGTTTCCATCTCCTTCTAAGTAACGTACTTGTAAGTAGTCTTGTGATCCACCGCCACCTGCTGTTTTAACTTGTCCAGTTGGTACAAGGTAAATCTCACCAGATCCAGTTACTGTAGAACCTAGTTCATTGTGATCTAAAATAGATAATTGCTTTTTGTTCCAAGTTCTTCCGTATAGGCTAAACTTGTCAATTCCTAAGTCAATCTCTCTTCCGTCAACTGAGAATCTAGCACCTGTTAAAACAGTTCCAGATAATCCGTTTAAAGCATTGTCAATAGCAATGTTAGCAGAAGTTCCTAACCACATCCAGTAGTCTTTTGGTGCTCTTGCTTTGTTTAAAGCAGCAGTCAAAGTAGACAATGTTGCAAGAACATCAGCACCATGATCATAAGGAGAACCAGAATTCAAGATACCACCAGACTTAAGTTCTTGCTTAAGACCGTTAGTAGTTTGTACTGCGTTTCCTCCAATATTCATATCTCCAACAGTTGCACCTGCGTAGAAATCACCTGATCCTTTACCAAACATTAAAGCGTTAGAGATATCTCCTCTAAATCTTTGTAATGCTTCGTAAGTACCTTTGTACATGAAGTAAGGCTTACCTTTGTACTCAACAGTAATCTTAGATGCTTTAGCAACATCAGAGATTCTGTATTTGTTTTTAAAGATCTGCACTCTGTTAGACTGCTTAGTAAGACCATACTTGATTGGGTCTGGAGATCCAGAACCTTCTCCTTGTGCATTAGAGAAAACAACAAACTTGTCTCCTGATGCATCGTAGTCAGTTGCAACACCTGCACCATCTACCGCTACAAAATCAACTTCATTTGAAGCAGAGATTGCAGTAATTAAGTATACTTCACCAGAAGCACCCATCATTAAGTCACCTACACGAGCATTTCCAATTGCAGAAGTTGCAATACCTGCTTGTTTTCCTGTACCTGAACCTGCTTCAGAGATAGTGATTGCGTTGTCTTTATACAATGCCTCGTTTACGAATGCATGGTATACTGGTTGGCTAGTAGGCTTTAATTTACCTAATGCCTGCATAACGTCAAGGAATCCTTCCTCTTCGTTTTGTACGTCTAAGACGCTTGATAAGATCTCTCTTCCTTGCACGAATGAGTGCTGTAGGAATGATAAAGAACTTATATAACTAGAATTTTCCATTTTTTTTAATTTTTAATTTTATTTAACGAATGATTTTAACATCTGAGTCCCCTCTACTCAGAGCACCAATTAATCCCTCTATAGGGTTAGAAGGTGTTTTATATTCCTTAGAACTTTTCATAGGCTTTTCAGTATTCTTCATATTAGATACGAGTTTTTCCTGACCCATTTCTTGTCCATGAGCAATAAGGGATGAATCGTAAACATCAGGGTTTGTTGCGTAAGCCAAAACTTTATACCATTTTTCAAAATCGATATTCTCGTTTTCGTCTTTAAATAAAGAAAAGAACTTGTTATTATCTACAGTCATATCCTGTAAATCTTGTGGGTTCTCTACCTCATAAGTAAACTTACTACCTCCATACTCAACTGAAATACTTTTGTTCTCCAACATATTTTTAGTTACATCATGATTTGAGACA